CTTTTTACTTTCGTCAACAAAGTCCCATCACCATTGGTTGGGCACTCAAGAGGAATGTCATAATGCTTGCTAAGTGCCGATACCAAAGCTTTATAAGCTTCGATCTGAACAGGGTAATATCCTAGATGTGGACCAAGTTCTACTCCGTGCACAGTTGAGTCCTCAAGAACAGGCCTGTTGCCAAACTTCTTTCTATACCACCTCTGGTATTTCATATAATAAGCGTTACTAATATCAATGCCAATTGATAAGTCGTTTACAGGCGGTGCATGCCAAGCAATGTCTTGGGTATCAACCATTTGATATATGGTACCGTCATTGTCAATTACAAAATGAGACGAAATTCCTCTTTTCTTCAAAACCCTGTGACATGATGCTGCTGATAGACAGGCATCCCAGTGAGTTACGATCATCTGTGGATCTCTAACTTTTTTATGATAGTTTTTAAAGTTTGAATGTGGGAGTTTAAGCGATCCTTTACCATGAAGTCCAACAACCTTGTCCCAGTCTATGGGAATTCTCTCACTGTTGCAAGAAATATATTTCTGGGTGCCTTCGGATTTCTCCGCTAGCGCCATCATGGCCAGTTCGAATTTTGCTTCTCTCTCAGTCATCGCTCTGGTAAATGTTGCTGGTCCAACTAGCCCATCTGCATCTAGGCCGTGGGTACGCTGAAACTCTATAACATTATTAATTAGTATATCATCAAAGGTTTCGCAACAAAACCATGACGGGTCCCAACCAAACCTTTCCGCAGAGGACAAATTATAGAAATTTTTATCGCTAATGGGCAATTATACAACCTCGTCTGCGATACCTAATTCCACGGCCTCATCTGCAGTGAGATATACATTGACCTTTCTATTTAATAACTTCTTGAGATAAGCTTTTGTCATATCTGTCTCTTTCACCAAGCATTCAATGTGTTTTTCTTGAATCCATCGCATTTCTTCCATTTCATTTTCCAAATCGTGGAGTTGACCTGCAGATCCTCCGACAACGCTGTGTATCATGACACGACAATTCTTTCCGATTCTTCTTTTTCCTTTGGTGCCTGAAGCCAACAGCAAGACTCCGGCCGACATTACTTTTCCTAGGCCGAAGGTATGAATATCACAGTCTTTTCTGACCATCCTCATAGTATCGTATATTGCGAACATATCTGCCGCAGAACCACCGAAAGTAGAAATTGTCAAATCAAAGGGCTCATAAAGAGTTACTATTTGTGCGTTGTCAAGATCATTCGGATCTCCATCTAAATACTCTCTTTTTCCATACTCTCTTAGAGCCATCATAGAGAAAACAACATCATTTGCTATTTCTTCGTCTATGTTTCCATAGAGACTGATGCTTCTAAATTTGGGGCCGGCATCTTGTTGTTTGGCAGATGCCATTAGTAATTCCTGGAGAATTTCCTCTTCTGGACTTTGTTCTTCCGGTTGTTCTTCCGGTTCGGGCACTGCCTTTTTCTTTTTCCCCTTGCCGGAGGCCAGGGGCTTGGCCTTAGTTATTGAGCTTTTAATTGGTGACATTTTGTTCCTTTATCGTTTACTGTTTTTTTTATAAATCTTTGTTAATTCATCCATTGCTTCCGGCCAGTTCTGGAATTTTAACATTTTTCTGTAAGGCCGGGGCCAAGCTGATATCATATGATAAATAGTCGCGTTCTTCCAAGTTTCAAATGTTTTTTCGTCTATTTCTTTTATTGTTTCTATTTCTTCTTCCGACAGACCAGAGTCTGCAAGGTTCAGATACTTGAGGCTTCTGGTAAAAGCTACATCTTCAGAAATAACTCCCAGAAGTTTTAAACTCTGCTGGTTTATTTCTTCCAAGAATAGCGCCATGTGCGTATATGCGAAAACCATTGCCAGCGTCCTATATGTCATGACTCCGGCAAAAAACCATACAATTTCTGTTAAGCCTTGTTCTTCTAACAAGCATCACCTCTTATATTTAAAGTATTATAACACACTTCGCACAAAAATTAAACAAAAAAATAGCGCCCCGGGGGCGCTATTTCTAAAAGTAACACATAAACAATTATTTATCTTTTTTAGAGGATAATCTCTTCATGATACGTTCTGCAAGGCTATCTGCAATATCATTTTTATTTTGTGATTTGGCCATCCTAGCTGCAACTTTCTTGGCAACCTCCGCAATAAATCTATCGTTTTCGGTCTCCTCAAGCTCTTCTTCCTCTTCGGGTGCATCCAAGGGCTCGTCCATTGGTGCGTCAAGAGGCTCATCCATCGGCTCGTCCATGGGCATCTCCATCTCTGGCTCTTCCATTTCTCCCTCCGCGTCGGCATCTGATGCACCAAGAATTTGATCTATTACATCTCTAGCTGTGCGCAGGGCCTCAACATCGGCTTCTGGTACAGTAACAGAGGCCTCGACCTCCTCTTCAGGGGCGTCTAAGGGCTCGTCCATTGGCTCATCAAGGGGCTCTTCCATTGGCTCATCCATTGGTGCGTCAAGAGGCTCTTCCATTGGTGCATCAAGAGGCTCTTCCTCTGGCAAGTCCTCGTCGCGGGCATATGCCATGCCTTCGTCTGTGGTGTCATCAGAAGCCACCTCTTCAAGCTCTTCGGTTTCCTCAAGCTCTTCGGTCTCTTCCTTAATGTTGTTAGTTACAAATGTCTCTGAAAGCGGCGCGATGGAAGCCAACTTCATAAAGCGGCGAACGGCGTTTTCGTTGAGTAAATTGTCTTTCTTGTTGCTCATGTGTATTTCTCCTAGTGTCTGTTTAAGAACATTTTACGTAAATAAATAGTGCTCTAAACATTAAAAACCCCCTTAAATTATTCAAAAGTTTGCAAAACAGTTTTATTTCTTAATTTTGAAAGTTTTTTTAATCCTTTATCTTGAATTTGCTTCACTCTCACGAAACTTACTTTTAGCCTATCTGCGATTTCCCTGAGAGTCATTCTTCCATTTAATTCTATTGAAATTAAACAACAATTTAGATCCTCGTCATACTCCAACCAATGCTTACAGTCCTTTATTGGACATGCAACATCGTTATCCATGCACGCGACGGCGCACTCTCTTAATTTACCACTTTTCTTTGGCTCTTCAAAAGAAGAGCATCTTTTGTTCCAACTCATATATCTGAATTCTCCTTTTCTATTAAATCAAATATGCTTTCGACCTCAGTCGGGTCTAGTGCGAATATATTCTCTGTCTCTCTCCCGTGTCCAATTAATTCTTTGGATCTCTTTCTTTTCTTACGTGAGTGTTTTTGTTTTTGTTCTTTATAATCTAGAATCAGATTCATGATATTTTCCTCTTTCTCCAGATATGATTTTATTAACAAATTAAAAAACTCGTACTGTTTTAGTCCATCGTAGTGAAGACGAACCCTCAGATCGGCATGAAATTTATCTACACTATCAAAGCATATTTTCTTTCTATCTTTTCCGTAATTGGGTTCGCTCATTTTTATCTCCTCAAAATGTGTGTTGAGCTTTCTATCTGGCCAGCAGATGTTTGCTTAACAAACCTAGCCATGGCTTGAAATTCTACCAAATCCCTGGCTCCACTATAAGAAAACCCGCTTCTGATGCCCTTAGCTAAGTCTTCAATTATATTTTCAACTGGGCCCTTGTAAGATATCATTGTTGAAATCCCTTCAGATGATGAAACCTTGCCTCTCCAGTCTATCTGAGCATCTTTACTTGCCATTCCTCTGTATGTCTTGTGTTTTCCTTTAGAAGTCTCCACGATATCGCCCGGGGCCTCGTCTGTGCCCGCCAGAAGCGACCCAATCATGACAGCATCTGCGCCGGCGGCAAGAGCCTTTACCATATCTCCGCTATTTTTAATCCCTCCGTCTGCAACTAAAACAGCGTCTCTGTCGCTCTTTGCACAATCTATCACTGATTGTAAAGTTGGCATACCATGGCCAGTTTGAATCCTGGTACTGCAAATAGAACCTCCCCCAATTCCGACTCTAATGCTGTCGGCGCCCCAATCAGCCAAGTCGTTGAACGCCTCAAGCGTTGCGACGTTGCCAGCCATGATATGAACTTTGTGTTCGGACAAAGCCTTTTTTATATTATGTAGCGCCTCCTTAACCAAAATGTGGTGGCCATGGGCGACGTCGATGCACAAGAGGTGCAGGCCGCGGCTGGCTAGCACCTGAGCGCGTTCGAGATAATCTCCGGTGATGCCGACCGCTGCGGCTGGTATCCAAACGCTTGGATCCATTTCCAGTCTTCCAACAATGTTCGCCTGTTCCTCAATTGAATTATACCTATGTATAATCCCGATGCCTCCCAGCTTCCCCAAAGCTACGGCCATTTCAAATTCCGTAACCGTGTCCATTGGGCTGGATATAATTGGCAGCGGGGTCAGTCCATTGCCAATTGATATTTCTTTTCTGCTCCTGATATCTGAATATCTAGGCTGCAAGAGTACATCCTCAAAACTAAGTAACTCTCTTGGGCGTGATTCTATCTCTCCTTTGGAATTAATTGTCACCATCTTTTTCCTCCTTTAAGATTTGTTCTGTTAATTTCATAGCTAAATCCCAGCATCTGGGGCAATACAAGTTTACTTTGCTTTCAGACTCTCGCACTGTAACGTACCACTTCATTACCATTTCCTTATCTGTTTTATCAAATGGTTCTTTGCAAGCAAGACACTCATCTGATATCTTACCAAATAGAGCAGTTTTCTGTGCCATCTCTTTTTCGGCATCCTTCTTTTTCTTTTTCGCTTGTTTTCTTCTTATTTTTCTTTCAAATTTACTCATTTTAGTTTGTCTCCTTTTTAAAATTCGCCTGTCGAGCCAAATCCGCCGGCGCCTCTAGAGGTTTTTTTATTGGCGGGATCTGTATAAATCTGTTTTATTCCGCACGTAATAATCGGTACGAGGACCGCTTGTGCGATTTTCTGTCCGTGAGATATTTCTTGGGTACATTTCCCTATGTTGTGCAAGTTTACAAATATTTCCCCGGTGTAGCCGGGATCGACCACACATGCACCGACCAATAACTGCCTCTTGCTGGCAACTCCGGATTTATTCTTAATTTCTAGCATATAACCTTCGGGAACTTCGATTTTAATTCCCGTGGGTATAAGACAGTTTTCCCCTGGTGGGATTCTAAAATCGCCATTTTCCCAAACACAAGAATTTGTTGCGCCAGGGTCAGTGCAATAAAATAAATCCATGCCGGCATCTGCAACATGTGCTCGATGTGGCAGTTTTGCGTCAGGCCTAATTTTGTATATACTTATATTCATTTCTTTATCCTATTAATTTTAAGTTGTAATATATGCTTCTAGTGCTGAATCCCCATTGATCGTCATAATCTAGTTTGGCCATATAAGGCTTGTTAAGTTTAATTCTATCTGTGTCTCGGACTCCCCAACATTTTATTGATGTGAGCGCACTATTGCTGTCAATTACTTTTAATATCCAATATTTTTTTCCGTTCTTTGTCTTTTTAGTGATGACTTCTCGCGGGATGAACCAAACCAACTCTAAATCGCGATCAAACTCAGAAATAGGAGGTACCCCCTTCGCCAGAAGACCCTCTTGAACCTCTTGAGCCACGACAAGATGCATTGGAAATACTCCTGTTAAATCTGATTTATGGGCCACAACTTCATCTATAGAAAAATCCCCCTCGGGTTCGTATAGTTCGATATTTTCAGCTAACTTCTTCTGATTCTTTGGTCGGTCGACGACCGTTGCAGACCAGAAGTGTTTCAAGCCCGAAAATCTTTTATCAACCAAATCGTCGGCGGCTCCAGATCTCACGAGAACATCTAATGCTTTCTTGTTCAATTTGCTATAAATTATATCTTCATTGAATAAGAAATCTTCCGCGCACTTAAACGGGCGATTATTTAAAAGCTGCTCAATTGCAGCCTCTCCGAGGCCCTTGATCGAGGTTAATGGCTGGATCAGCGTATTTCCATCGGAGGAGATCTCCCAGACCGTTCCAGAAGTATTAATATTCAGCGGTTCGATTCGGAATCCCATTGATTTAGCAGTGTTGATAGCTCGCTCTTTTCTTGACTCTGGTTCCTTGTCGAGAAACGCTGCCATCCACTCAGAGGGATAGTAATTAAAAAGATAGGCACACTGATAGCTAAGAATACTGTAGCTAACAGCGTGGGACTTATTAAAACCATATCCTGAAAAGTATTCAAACGTTTGCCAGAGCCTCTCTGCATCTCCTTGTGATAATCCCTTAGAGATACAACCTTTGACAAATTTATTGTAGATTTTAAGCTTTTTCTTTTCATGATCTCCGGTACCTTTTTTTGTTAATAGTTTTCTAAGTGTATTCCCTTCATCCAGAGAAATATCATCACCAAGGCGATGAGCCAGAAGAGCAATCTGCTCTTGGAAGATTAAGAATCCATAAGTTTCTTTTGTAACTTCCTTTACGACATTGTTCAAATATTTAATCCCGGCTGGAGATCTCTTAGCCTCTACGTAAGTCTGATCTACGTTCGCGCCAAGGGGCCCTGGGCGATAAATAGATGTAACCGCGGAGATATCAATTATATTCTTTGGCTTTGCACGCTTACAAAAATCCTGGGCGCCGCGTTCTGTAAATTGAAATATTCCTGCCCACTTGCCTTTGTGAAAGATGTTTTTATATACATTTTGATCACTGAGGTTGATTTTGTCTGGATGTAGATGTTCATCATAATAAGCTTTTACGTCTTCAAATGTCGGACTTGGATTGTTGTAATGTCTCTTTAAAATATGACGTACTGCTCCCTCAATCATTCTAAGTGTTGTGAGGCCCAGAATATCAAACTTAATAAAACCCAAGGGTTCTAAGTGTCGAACATTCTGGCCCTCGCTCCATGGCGTTTGTCGAACGCCGCCACTATTAACCAACGGCATCCATTTATCCAAATTCTCTCCAATAACAACGCCGCCGGCATGTCTAGATACAGATCTAACTTGCCCTAACAAAGCCTCAATATGGGTTTTTACGTGAGGGTATTTGCCAAGAAATCTTTTTAAAGTATCCGAATATTCCATAACCTCTTCGAAAGTTGGAGTATAAACACCGGTTTTGATTCCGTGAGCTTTTTTGGCCAGCGGAGTAGATTCAGATATCATTTTCCCAGTCACATTATTGACTTCAATGAACGGGATATCATAAAACTTAGAAACATCTTTGACCAAAGATCTAAGCTGAAGAGTGTTATAGTTCGAAATTGGAACAACTGTGTCATCACCCCATTCATCAATTAGCATTTCTTTGAGTTCCATCGGGCTTGCGACATCATAATCAATATCAGGATAATCTACCGCGTCCTTTCTCAAGAATCGAGAAAACAAAAGACCGTATTTAATAGGGTCCACCTGAGTTATATTCAATACATAAGCAACCAGGGAGCCAGCGGCCGATCCACGACCTGGGCCAGTTATTTGTACAGTGTTCGCTTTGTCGGCTACGGCTTGCATCGTGAGGAAATACTTAGCGAATCCTCGATCTCGAATAACTTCAAGCTCTTCTTTGAGCCTGGCAACATATTCTTGGTCTGTACTTAACTCTCGTTCTCTCATCCCCTCAAGACAATTTCTTGTCAGGACATGAATATCCTTTTCGCCTTCTGGAACAATAAATTTAGGAAGCCTGACTTTATTATCTGGCATGAAATCTTCAATTCTCTCATGAGCGATTTCATGTGTTCTAGTAATCGAACCCATCACAATATCATCATCATATTTTTCTCCGAGCAGTTCAGAATACTTCACATAACTGTCCCACATCTGCTGTCCATTTTTTGGATATAATTCATACCCAATCTCATCAACCCCAGAAGGAAGTTCTGCAGACATATAAGATGGCAAGCCGCCTTTTCCTAACCACCCAATACGCTTATAAAGCTCTCGGTCTTTCCAAGCATCAGGATTTGGATAGTGGCTGTCAGCAGCAGAGATGAGCTTAACATCAAGCTCACCACAAACTTGAATAATATACTTGTTGAGTTCATGTTGTTCTGGAATATTATTCCACTGAAGTTCTCCGTACCACCTGTCTCCAAATATATTTTTCATGCGGCGGGTGGTTTCCCGCATCGCATCTAGAACAGCATCTGAAGCCAATTCACCGCTGTCACGGTTGTCCCAATAATCACCAGCGTAAACGCCCCCCAAACAAGCGCTGGAAGCAATAACTCCATCGCTGTAACGAGACAGAAGCTCATAATCGATTCTAGGGTATCGGTAAAAATTCTCATGTTTATAGCTCTCCGAAATAAGACTAAATATGTTGTTCAAACCGGTTTGGTTCATTGCAAGCAAAATTAGATGATTCCTTTTCTTAAGAATGTTAGTCATCTTTTGCTTAGAAGCTTTTTCATTCTCAATACTTAAAGCATCCTCTTTGCCCATCTTCTTTTTTTCTTTTTTTGCCCTCTCATACTCTTCTCGCCAGAGATCCAGAGATGGCAGAAAATACGCCTCCACTCCAAATATTGGTTTAAAGCTTCTTCCCTCTTCCAGCATCTTTTTTGCATGTAAAACCTGATATGGGAGGCCATTCATATGGCCATGGTCGGTCAAAGCTAGGGCATCGGAACCATTTTCATAGGCGAAATCCATATGCTCTTGAGGATACCCCAGACCATCATTTAAGCTCAATCCACTGTGTGCGTGAAGTCCCACAAAGGGTATATTTTTAGTCATCTTCTCTCCAATTGTTTATAGTAATACTATAGCAAATAAAATGCCTTTTGTCAACTTATTAATTATCAATTCCAACAGGGTTCCATTCTCTATATGAAAATATACTCTTATGTGGCCGATGAAGTTTTCTAGAATCCTCTGAAGCTAAGTATTGGCAGTATTTTTCCCAGCTATCAATATTATGATACCACCCAACCTCTATAATTTCTGAATTATCCAAGCACGCTTGTTCAAAAACTAGATCTAGGCTATAATCCTTCTTTGGATCTAATATTGGTGATCTTTTTAATAAATCTGTTTTAATCGTTGTTAAAAATTTAAAGTAATTCTCCGAATTAAAAGTAAACCCCAAATATTCGCCATCTTTCACTGTTTTCCCATCATGAGATACAAAAAAGTCTTGGTCGCACGAAATAGAAGTTCTGTGTCTTTTAACCCCTGAAGGGGGATAGATACCGTAAGGAAAAGAGACATAATATCTATCTGGCGTGAGCCACTTGCTCATCTGGCCACTTGTATTGTGCGCAACATTTGCTCCATGCAGAACGCTCCACGAAAGACAATCTCTCTTGTCCCTATCTTTTGGGTGTATGGGTGCATAAAATATGGGTATTTCCTTTCTGTGGTCTTCTGGACTGTACCATACATGAGGATTTTGAACCCAATTTGGGTCTTGGATATAATCACCAATTCTATATCTTATCAGAGGTTGCATATCATCATGACAGACTATCCATATTGTCTCACAGCCGGCATATGCACACTCCAGAACAGATCTTTCAACAGCTAAATAATTTTGCGCTATTGGCATACAAGAATCGTGCCATGGGAATTCAAAATCTAGCGGCTGACCTGCGACAGGTATTATTCCAGCTAA